TTAATCGGCTTGTTTTTTATTTTTTCTTCTTGAGCGGGTGAGAGCGATTTCACTCTCAATCTGGTCTGCAACGCGTCTGGAGTTTTTAATGCCCAGGCGCACTCTGTCTGCGCCTTTGGTGTAAAGTTCTGCTTGTTTAACATTTGACCAGCCATATTGTGCCATTAGCTCATGTGTGGCTGCACCGGCTTCTGCAGATAGAGTTGCAGAAAGTTTGCGCAACCCGTGTGCGCTTTTCTTGATGCCGGCATCATTACATCTGTCTCTGAACCAGTTTCCAAAACTGGCAACTTCAAATGCATTACCAGCTTCACTGATGAGGAATGTGTTGATGCCGGTTTCAGTAACGGAAATCACATCCAGTAACGCCTTAGGAAACTCTACGGTAATCTGGGAGCCGGTTTTTTGAGTTTTAATGCTGAAAATATTGCCGCGCATGTGCTGGCGGCCAGCGCGCACAACGTCAGATCGACGCAATCCGGTATGCAGTAACAATTCTACCGCAAGACGAGCTTTGGTCCCTACTGGCCATCGATCATAGAACTGTAGCAGATCTTCCATTGTCCATGGCGCGAAACCAACGGTTTTGTATTTTAACGGCAATACGCCTGCAGTTGGATCAATGGTCACATAATCATTTTGGAGTGCCCAGCTGAAGAGACCTCGCATTGCTTTCAGGAAGTGATTAGCTTGGGCAGGCGTGTCAGCTCGTGCTTCAAGAGCCATAACCATCGAGCGGCGGTCAATTGCTGTGTAGCGGGTATTATTGGAGCGTTTTATTGCCTCAATAAAAATGTTCTCTCGTTGGCGCTGTGTTGCAATCGAAAATGCTCTCCAGGTGGAGCTTTCGCGATAACGGTCAATAAGCCATCGCAAGCTATAGGGCTGGGCAGGAATACCACGCGGGGCTTCTTCGATTTTATAGCCCATTACAGCCTGCTTGTAGCCTTCTTTGAATTCCCGTGAGTTAACATCATCGGGCAGGCGCACGCGCAAACCTTTCCCGATCCGGTAAAAATATTTCACTTTGCCGTGTCTGCTCACTTCACGCACAACATGAGGTGGGAGTTTACGTCTCAGTTTGGTCATTACAGCCGCACTATATTTTTATGTTCAATCAAATGAGGATAGGTATCTGTGAGTGGTGCAGGTTGCACTGATAAAGAGCCGTCAGCTTCTAGGCGCACACTCACGCCCTGCTCTTTGGCAATGATTGCTGCACTGCGGATTTGCGCGCGGGTGTAACGCATTTTCTCTCTTTCGGCTTTGTGATCCATGCTTACTCACCTCCCTGTGCCAAAGCGGCACGCATTCCCGGCCATTGTCTGATTAATAGATCGGCCGGTATCTCCGCTTTTCGTGACATTTGCTTCATGAAGAACGACCGGTTAAGGCTGGCGCATTGATGCTTCAGCGATCGAAACCATTCCGGATTCGCGTATCGCGCTTTATGAGCGCCCTGATCTGTTTCTCCACCGGTGATAATCCAGTCCGGCGCGTGCGCATCCAGTCGTATAGGACTGAGCAGGGGTTCGAAGCTGCCAAAGGTGAATACAGGCTCCCGCCGCTCCTTTACCTCCTTAAGCTTCCAGTTATCCCGATCGTATTCCTCTTGGTTCGCAATGGTCGCGCCGATCGCCACATTATTCGGCAGAAGAGGGTTGCCGCGCATTGGATCTGTCATTTTGATAACATTGCCAATGCGCTTAGTCAGCAGCAGCCACGTAAGGTTCGGTGTTGCCTCGATCAGCTTAAACAGATCTCGCCGCCAAAGGTCATCAACTTCATTGTCGAACACATCGGCAAGTGATGCGCAAAACACGAATGACGCGCCGGTTAGGCCAGATGCTGCTTTGTCCCATGCCAAAGGCTTGCGCCAATTGCTTTCGCTGGTGCGTCGCCTGTCTTCGCCGGCACCCCATTCAACACGACCGAGACGATTTGCCATGAGGTTTTCAGCATAGCAGCCGTCACATGCAGGGGAAACTTTGGTACAACCAATCCACGGATTGAACGTGTGGTCAGTCCATTCGATTCTACTGTTTTCAGCCATTACCATAATCTCCTTGCGCCAAGGCTGTGCGGCCTGAGAGGCTTAATACACATGGATACTGGTTAAGCGTGTCGTTACGCTGCCCCCATGTAGCCAAACCCATTGCAATTAAACGTCCAACAACCTGAGGGTTTGCGCCATTTATACGCCATGCTGCATACCCATGATTTGCGCGGTAGACCTCACCGTTATCGATAAGTAAAAGCGTTTCCTTCTGTGCGATTGTCAGTTTCACTTGCCTGCCTCCAATAGTGCTGCATGGCCTGTGAATAGCTGGGAGAGAGCTGTTTTTGCGGCCTTATAAACGGACAAAATCAAATATTTGTAGCAAGATTGGTGGTGATGAATCGCGCTGGAACGCGATCCATCACCTCTCATTCCTTCATGGAAACAGCACAAAGGAACGGTCTGAATGAATAGAAATCTTGTCATGGCCGCACTAACTCAAACAGGTCGTTTGGCTGGCAGTTTAATATCTGGCATAATGTAGCCATCTGCTTGTAGGAAATGGATTTGGACTTGCCATTTATGAGCAAGGAGACATTTGGCTCCGTGATATTGAGCAGTGGTGCCAATTGGCGGCCGCGGATGCCTGCTTGAGCTATACGAGCTTTGATATTGACCTTAATTTGCATACAAGTTCTCCTTCTGCCGGAAGGTGCGGCAGTTGTGGCAGTGTCAGATTGTTGGGGTGGCTTAGTCAGGTTCGGTTCTGCAATTCAGAATAATCTGAATGATTGCCGCTTCTAAGTCGCTCACATCACCGTTTTAACTGAGCGCTTGCGGGCAAGGTTGGCGGCTTTGAGGCCGTAGTGGGTAATGTCGGCTATTGTGTAGCCACGTCCGCGCAAGTTATCCGGTGTAACGGCTTCACCTGCAGCATCCATGTCCTGCATGATTGCGGCCATGCCAGAGACGATGCACAATTCTTGAATTGATGGTGCCGGAGCAGGGCGGGTTTCATAGATGATCATATTTGCACCTTAATATTGGGTCGGTGCATAATGGGTATTATGTGTACCCATTACTGTCAAGTCAAAAAGGTATTTTAAATACCCAAATTTAAAATGGGTATGTATAATATACTAAATAACGACTCTTCACTTGACCAATTTCAAACTGATCATTTAACATGAACGAAATGAGAACAAATATTCTCTGTGAGGGCGTTTCATGAGTACGGAAGTAGACAAGGAGAAGCTACGAAATGATTTTATTCATCTGTTTGGTTGTCTTCCGCCTGCTTGTCTGCTTGAGTTTGTGGAGTGCTTAAGGTCGCAAGCGTCCTCATGTTCTGAACTACAGCCTCCTGTAGTGCAGCAGGAAGACTATCAAAAAGATTGATTGCTTCAATTTTTAGTTCGTCGGTATCTGTGAAAGTTTCTTCTACTGATCCGATGCCAAAATTCAGCCAAGTGACTGAAACGTTGTATGCTTTTGCATACTTTTTAGCATCAGCAATCCCAAAACCATTCCGCCCTGACTCATGGGCTTTATAGTTGTTAGCATTCCAGCCAAATTTTACTGAGGCTGCTTTTGTGCCGCCTACATTGGCTCTCACCCGCGCTAGAGTTAATCTTTCTGCGCGGCGTTCTTTTTCACGTTGTTCGCTATTGTTTGTCATGGTGCAATTTATACCCACTGACAAGGGTATAAGTAATATCCTATTGGCTTGACTGGCGTGGGTATTAATAGTACCCATTGAAGCCATGACGCACTCAGATATCATTGACCAGTGGCCCTCCTTGGCCGAATTCGCCCGCGATCTTTCGGTTCCATACGGGACTGCAAAGGCAATGCGTCGTCGTGGTTCTATTCCAGCACAGTACTGGAATTCGACAGTTGCATCCGCTGCAAGGCGTTCCATTAACGGCATTGGCCTTCAGCAATTGGCCGATGCTATTGCAGTCACACCCGTTGCTGTATGTGTTAATTTTCAAAGTCATGAGGTGGTGCAATGATTGCTTCGCCTCACAGAACACGGCTGCACTGCAGCTGTCACCGAAAATCACACAAAAGATTTTTCCCTTATCTCTGCCGGCACCTCCCACGGCAGATGCTGGCCTGTCTTCGTGCTTTGGCTCCCGTCAGCGCGAAGACAGGTCTTTTTTATGAGGTTCTGTCATGGTGAAAATTCGCCCGACAACTGAGCAAGATCGGCAGGCTCTCAAGGCTGCTGTACGTCGATTGCTGCCGATGGCTGGCGGTGTTTCTGCTTTTGAAAAGGTGACGCGGGTCAATGCTTCGGCGCTTTCGCGTTATGGTGCGCCGGATGAGGCGATCAACCATATGCCGATTGATGTGGCTATGGATTTAATGCTCGACACGCGCTCGAACGGCATTGTTTCCATTATGGCCGCACAGCTTGGCTATAAACTGGTGTCGCTTGGCAATCAGAATTTCGGCAACACCTTGCCGGATATCGGGGATATGTCCCGCCTGAGTAAGTCTGTATCTGATGTGATGCATGAATACGCGCAGGCGATTGCAGACGGTTCAATCACACCCCGTGAAAAGCAGCAAATTGACATTGAAATTGAGGAAGCCGTGCAAATGCTTCGAGCATTTCAACGGAAGGTTGATGGCGCGCTTTCAAAAGGCGGTGACGCATGATGTGTCACTTTCGCTTCCACGGCTCCGAACCGTTTGTTTCCCACTCTCGGTATGGTGCGGCCAAATCTAAAGCCGTGCTGAAAAAAATTCCTAATAATGCTGACCGGCTGGCGCGGCTGACCATAGAAGGCCGTTTGCAGCGGCTTTGTCTCGTGCCTGTTCGTTCCGATAAAAAGCGGAGGCAAGATCATGACTGAAACATTTTATTATTTTTATGGGGTTGCACTGCTTTTTCTCGCCTTAGCTTTTATAGCGACGTCCATTTCGGTGCGTTGGCTCTGGTTGTCCATGGACAGGAGGCTCACAAAGATTGAATCCGAATTTTCGTTTTTGTTGATCCATGTGCGTAACTTAGAAAAGCGTGTGCGCACTGGTGGTTCCAAATGATACCAGAAGCAGAATCTAAACTTGGAGTTGGAGCGTATCTCTCCCATGAGTTCAAAACTCTCTTCGGCGCTCTTGAAGTCAGTGGTGGAATAAATTCTTTTAATTCCGCTATCAATCAGATCTCCATAAGCAAATTGAACCATCATTGGGTTGTTGCGACTGCGCATATGAACGGTTTCAATGAAGATGCCCAGATCTCTGGTATTGACTGTTACTGTCACCCAAATCCAATTATCGATTTCTCCACCTATTATTGCATGGATAACAGGCAGATTTTTGCTCATTTCTGCATTGTGGTGAAGTCGCAATTGAGTGCGCGTGAGGTGAACATTCCAGAGTGCGGCACATGCTGCAATTACCGAGCCAATGACGGTCAGAAGGTTCAGAAAGTTAGTCGCGATCCATTCATGCATCTTTTAATTCTGCTCGTTCCTTCGTTTTTGTTCAGTGATCTTTTAGTCCGACATTACGTTTTGTCATGTTTTTGTACATCCGAATCTTTTGCGGAGGCAAGATCATGACTGACGATGTTGGAGGAGACAGCTCGCAGACCATCGCAGTGGGGCAACTTCGTGCTTTTATTGAACGAATTGAGCGTCTTGAGGAAGAAAAGAAAACTGTCGGTGATGATATCAAAGAGGTTTTTGCCGAACTGAAAGGCTCCGGCTTCGACACGAAGGCTGTACGCACGATCATCCGGTTACGCAAAAAAGAGGATCATGAGCGGCAGGAAGAGGAGGCCATGGTGCAGCTCTATGCTGATGCGCTTGGCATGCCTTTGTTTCGGGGGCTGATATGAATTTCAATCCTGCAGTTATTGCGATGCGCAATGCGACAGCCGTCAAATTCGAGCGGTTTATTGCTTCCGTTGTAAATGACGCGGCCCTGATTGCACAAATGCCAGGCGATAAGGGGTATAGGCCTCGTCTTGATAAGATTGCGCACCGGTTCTGCCGTGTGTTCAATGTCAGCTTAACGGAAATCCGTTCTCAACGCCGTGATAGTGAAGTCTCTATGGCACGGCAGGCCATCTATTATTGGGCTTGGCGCCTGACCGAGCTTTCATCCTCCCAGATCGGCCGTCGCATGGGTAATCGTGATCACACCACCGTCTTGTATGGGATTAGAACCTACCGGCGCAAACGGGCTGCTATGGGGCGGAATTTGCGCGAACTGCGGAGGGCTGCACAATGAGCATTGCAGTCATGTCGCGTCTTTTCAAGGCGCAGATCGGTTCTCCAAGCCGCAAGATACTTGCGATCCGGCTAGGTGACTTCGCTGATGATGAGGGGCGCGGAATTTGGCCGACTGTTGGACGGTTGGCAAACGAAACTGAGTTGTCAGAGCGTACCGTGCAGCGCCTTCTGAAAGAGTTTGTTGATGAAGGTCTGTTGATCGTGGTCGCTGAGGGCGGCGGTCGCCCCGGACAGGCTACACGATACGATTTCGATATGATGAAATTGGAAGCTCTAGTGAGGGGTAAAACTGTGTCTGACGGGTGTCACCATGTCACGGGTGACACCACGACACCCGTGACACTGGATGCAGAGACGGGTGACACTGACGACATAGACGGGTGTCACCATGTCACCCAAACCGTAATAGAACCATTAAATAAACCATTACTTGAGAGAGGGCGCGCAAGCGAACTTGAAAACAGGGAAATCAGGAGGGCAAACGAACGGGCTTTCAAAAAAGCTTACCAGCAATGGCCGACATTCGTGACGGATAGTGAACCGAAGGCGTTTAAGGCATGGATGCGTTTGAGTGACGATGATCGTCAACAGGCTTCTCAGGAACTTGGTCGCTATCTTGAGGCCTCCAAGGTTTCCGGTCGGAGCAAATTTTGTACATTTGCGGTCTATCTTAGCGAAAAGCGTTGGGAAAAGTTACCGGCGAAGGCTGAGGTCGTTGCCAATACGCTGGATCGGGCCGCACCATTTGGCAAAATGTGGGCTGCACGGGTTTATGAGCAACTGATTGCAGGTTCGACACATATCGGCAGGCTGACTGCACTTGAGCAGCGAATGGTTGATGACGGCACTTTCACGGCTGAGAGACTGCTTTCCGAAAAGCAGGTTAAGTTTGGTTTTCCAGTTGTGAATGAACTGTTTGAAAACGCTTCTGTTCGTCGCGGTGCGCTTGTTCCGGCCTATTTGCAGCCGGTGGCTGAGCGCATGGTTGCGGTGAAGGTTGGTGGCGATCTGTGGCAGGCGTGGTTTGATGCTCATGCTGCGCGTGGCTGGCCTTGGCTGCCTAATACCGGAACTATGGAATATGTCTATCTGCCGGAGGGCGGACCCGATGCATTGAATGAATTGCAGGCTCTGTTGCGAGGAATTGAAAAATGATGATGCCAAATAACAGACCATTTGAGGAAGCGCGTATCTTGGAAACAGCACGACAGCTTGATGAACGGGATCCAGATCGCATCAAAATACGGATGCAAGAGAAATTTTTGGCTATTGCAGCCGGTAATGAGCAGTCTGAAAAACAGTGGTTTGTTCTCAAAACTGCGAACAAACAAGAGAAAGCTGTTAGTAAATCGGTGAGTAACTTTGGAATTGAGACATGGTTGCCCATGAAAAAAGCCTTGCAGCCACGTCGATATACCCGTCCTGCAAAGGAGATTGAGGTGCCAGTATTTGGCGGATATCTCTTTGTTAAAGCTGTTCCGTGTGCTGAAAGTTGGGTAGGCCTGTCGCGTATTGATGGTGCTATTTCTGTTGTGTTTGGCCAATGTGGCGCTTTGGTTGTTAGCGATAAATATATGAATGATCTCAAATGTTTGAATGACGTTGGTTCATTTAATGATTTAAAGAATTTCCCACGTTACAAAAACGGTGAACGCGTATCGTTTCCTGTTGGCTCTGCAGGTGTTTTTGAGGGCGTCATAGAAGGCTATGTCGGGGCAAGAGCAGCCCGTGTTCTTGCCTTCATATTTGGTCAAGAGCGGACAATAGAAGTGCCTCTTGCCAATTTGATCAAATCGGCATAGCCATAGTCGCAGAGACGACTGTGGACTGTGGAGCGTAGTGCTTCCGATACCCTGTAGCAGCCTATATGGCAGAGCTCGGCACAGACCTCGGAGAAGCGACCGGAAGACCGGCAACCGCTTCTCCCCAAGTGCGAAGCTATGTGGAAATTTCGAGCCCTAACAAATCAATACACCCGCATCATAGCTGAGTTGTGGATTATATTCGTATGATGCACAAATGTTGGTGTTTCTGAAATCCATATCGGTAAAACTGCATCGCGGATTAAAAAGCTAGATTGCAGTTTTTTTAATAAGATATGATCCCGGAAGGTGGGGCGGTTGTTATCGAAGTTTGTGTTGAAACGAACGGCAATAGTCGCAGTATTTGCAGCGGCTATTTCAATATCATTTTCAACTGGTGTTCGAATAATCACGGGAACAGAGTCCGATTTAATAACGGTCTTTGTTAGATTGACGCTACCATTTCTGATCGCGATACCGATTGGTATTTTTTGGTTTTCTCGTCTGGAAAAACTGGAACTCTCTTATCGCAGCGCCATCCGCAGAGCCAATGAGCTTACGCGCATCGCGAGTGTGGACCCTTTAACCGGTATCCTTAACCGCCGTAGTTTTATCGAGCAGTTTAATGCAGCAAGTGCAGCGGGTGTTCGAGGCTGGTTTATGTTAGCTGATATTGATTATCTGAAAGTGATAAATGACAAATATGGTCACCTTGTCGGTGATGATGCTGTTGTTTCTGTCGCTCAGGCAATGGTCAACGTATTGCCGTCAGATAGTTTGATTGCGCGTATTGGTGGGGATGAGTTTTGTGCTTTCATACCAAAAGCATCATGTGCTGATGTTGATGGAGCAATTGAGCAGATGAATGCGAAAGCGCATGATGAGTTTCAGCATCGACAGACTGGTATTACGCATGTTTTATCGCTTTCTGTTGGATATATGCCATTAAAATCTAATCAGAAATTCAAAGATATTATGTCTCTTGCTGATGAGCGAATGTATCGCAAGAAAAGAGCAAGATAGCGGCTCTATGGCAGGCACAAACCAGATAATGAAGGTGCTTAGTGATGGGTGCTGCTGGCTGAGGGGAAAGGGCGTGACTCTTCCTAAAAGTTAAAGGAAAGCTGATTAGGATGTGAGCGAGAATGCGCACATACATATTCTAACTTTCCATATCGCTTACGAACATAAGCCCGAACGGCGACTAACTTGCGTTTCAACTTTGTTTCCATTGTATTCACACTCCGGTGCAGACGGGGTCGAGCCCGTCACTCAAGCCACGTTCTAGTCGTGACCTTGCTGCACGTAAGTACAATAGAAATTGCCGACCGGATTATTTTCCCCGCCAGCAGCATCTTTCACTAATCATGCGAATATTATTCCGTCAAATGCGTATGAATTAATGTAGTGCGCGGTAAAATGCGTGCGGACCATGAGTGTTGAGATTCATGCACATTTCAACATGCGCGAATATTTGGCGGTCAGGACTGAGTATTGCTGATCTCTCTTTCACTGGAATAATTGACCATGCTGAATGTCACCTCATCATTGAGTGGACCATTGTTATCTGATGGTCCATCCGTGTTCATGAGTTTTGACACGAAGGGGTGGGAGCAGGAGCTTGACCGGTTCGAGCAGGAAGTAGTTCCAAAGGCAACGATCAATGCATTGAACAGAACCGCGGCAGTTGGCCGATTGGCTGTGCAGGATGAGATGGAGGCTAAGCTTGATCGAGTGACACCTTTTGCAAAACGGGGTGTTGCCTATGAGCAGGCAAGTAGTTCTAGTCTTTCAGCAGCTGTTATCATTGCAGGAAAGTCATGGGCTAAGAATTCAACGCCGCCTGCTAATTTTCTGACGCCGCAATTTTTCGGTGGTCAGCGCAATCTCAAATCCTTTGAGCGCCAGCTGATCTCCGCAGGGCATATGGACAAGGGGCTTTATGCCGTTCCTTCAAAGGATTGTCCTCTTGATCAGTATGGCAATGTTCGCGTGGCATTGATTGTACGCATTCTGGCTGATTTGCAAATTGCTGAACGTACTGCTGGTTATAATCGTAAGCGAACGGCAGCTTCCACCAAGCGCAATGCGCGATACAAGAATGCCCGGTTCTTTGTGCCAGAGCGCGGATCACATTTGCATCCGGGGGTATGGCAGCGAAACCCTATGGATAACTCAATAAAACCCATGCTGCTCTTTGTTCGTATGCGCTCCTATGTTCAAACCGTTAACTTCCATGAGACAGTAAAGCGCGTGGCAGAAGAACGTTTCGCCCGATACTTCGCGGAAGAGGTCGGCAAGCGAAGCCACCGATAGTTGGTCAGTCGATATGGATCATTTCTAACATTTCGGGTCCTTCCTGACGCACCTTGCCTGCGGGTATTTCGCACCGCGGGTCTTGGTCAGTCTGAGCGTGAAATCAAAGCCTAAAGTCGAAGGCTAAAGAACTAAAGTCAGGCACTAAACTCAGAGGATTAAATATCCGGCTGTATTCTCAGGAAAAGTTATGACGGCCATCCAGTCAGATCAGACGATGAGCAAGGGCGAGTTTGCCAAGCTGATCAATGTCTCTGCCGGACGAATATCTCAATATATTGCGTCCGGCCAGATTGGACCGGATGCTTTGCAAGGCGAAGGACGAAGCGCCCGTATTGTAGTGGAACGCGCCAAGCGCCACTTGAGCGGGCGCCTTGATGTCTCACAGCGTGTAGGCATTAATGGTCTAGGCACGCGAATATCTGTTTCACCGGTACCACGCGCTGCAGTCGAACAAACGGATGCACCTTTACTGCAGAATGCAGAAAAGCGGCCACCGGAAGTGTTTCAGACACCAAGTGATCTGGTTGCTGACCAGATAGCCCGCGAAAAGCTTGAACAAGCCAAAATGCAGACAGCGCGTGCCAAACGCGAAGAAGCATTAGCATCTGGCCGGTTCATGTTGGCGGATGAAGCCAGATCAGAAATCACGCGATCAGTGGCGATGGCTTACCGTGTGATGGAGGGCGGGCTGGCTGATATGGCAACGCATCTGGCCGGCCAGTTTGAACTACCACAACGCGACATCCTACATCACCTGCAGCAAGCTTTCCGCAAAGTACGTGAGCGAGCAGCACAGGGTTTCATAGAGCAACAGGCTTCAGAGCCGGAAAACGTGATTGATCCTGATTTATTTGAAAGTGAGGATCAACACCCAGACTGAATGGTTGGTACATGACACTGCTTTGCAATCCGGCATGGCTGACATATTCCATTCTGGCACAGGAGACGATGCCACCGCCACCGGTTGATTATCTAGCTTGGGCAAAACAGAATATTGTCTTTTCTGATCGTATCACACAGTTTCCTGGTCCCTATAATGAAACGCTGTTTCCGTTCTTCTCGGAGATATTGAAAGCTATTTCACCGGAAGACCCGTGCCGGATTGTGACTATTGCCAAATCGGCACAGGTCGGCGGCACGGTGCTGGCGAATATCTTCACGCTCGGCACTATGGATATGGATCCGTGCGATTTTCTGTATGTGCATCCGACAGAGGAAAATGCCTCTCGTTGGTCGAAACAGAAGCTGATGCCGCTGATCCGCGAAACTACGTCTTTGACGGCACTGTTTCCTGAGAAAAGCCGCGAGGGTGGTAATTCCATCCACTATAAGGAGCGTGCAGACGGGCGCGGGGCTATTCAGGCAGCGGGCGCCAATTCACCTTCCGGCTTGTCGATGATCTCACCGCGTAAGCAGGTGCAGGATGATCTGTCGAAATGGCAAAACAATGAGGCAGGTGATCCGGAAAGTCAGGCAGAGAGCCGGTCAAAAGCATTCATCGCGGCGAAGATCCTGAAAATCTCAACGCCGCTGATTGCGCCGGGCTGCCGTATCAGCTCCAACTTTGAGCAGGGCACGCAGGAGCGTTACCATGTGCCGTGTCCGCATTGTTTGGAGTTGCAACCGCTCGAATGGGAGCAGATGCGTGATCACATTGATCCGGAGCATCCTGAGAAAGCGTGTTTTTACTGCGTTAAATGTGGCGGCGAAATCAAGGAGCATCATCGCGCATGGATGGTAGCGAGAGAGAATGGTGCCAAATGGATTGCTAAATATCCGGAACGAGCACGCTATCATCGCTCATTTCATATCTGGGTTGCCTATTCGCCGTTGGAAAGTTGGGAGGCGCTGGCGCGTGCCTATCTCAATGTGCAGCGCGGTGGTCCCGATGATAAAGGTAAGAAGGCCGGTGCTGAGCAGGTATTCTTCAATGACTGGCTGGGACAACCCTTTGAGACTGACGGGGAATCTATTGGCTGGGAAGTGTTGCGCGATAGGGCAGCGCAAACTGGCCTGCCGCGTGGGATTATCCCACCAAAGGCACTGATCCTGACAATTGGCATAGACGTGCAGGGGGATCGTGTTGAATGGCTGCTGGTTGGTTATGGCAAGAACCGTTACCGCGTGGTGATAGATCGCGGGATATTTGACGATAATACCGGTCGTAATCTACCGGGTTTTACAGCGCATTCCGGCCATATCTCCGAGCCTGCAGTGCAACAGGCATTGTCGCAACTGGTTAAACGTGAATGGCTGGATTGTTGGGGTAATCGGCGCAAGGTCGATCTGACGGCGATTGATGGTAATGCCTATACCGAAGATGTTTGGGAGTGGGCGCGGTGTCATCCGATCACGGATGTGATTATGGTGCGTGGTGATAATCGCGAAGCCGCTCCAATGCTGGCGCAAGTTAAAAAAGAGAAAGACAAAAAAGGTAGGCAACTCAAATACTCACGGCGCTTTTTTAACTTCAATGCTTCGGTGATGAAAGCAGCTCTTTACCGTTCATACCGCAAGGAAGATCCGGAACAGACTGGCTATATCGATTTTGTGCATGGTTTGGGGGATGACTTCTTTGAACAGGCAACATCCGAGATACGTGTTCAGCGCCGTGGCCGTTCTGGCCATCCTTATTATGAATGGGATTTGCCAGCTGGAAAACGCAATGAGGCGCTGGATATGCTCAACCAGTCTTTGGCCGCGACCCTGCGCTTAGGGATCAATTACTGGACTGAGGATGAATGGGACGCATTGGCAGAACGTCTTTCACAAGAGCAGCCACCGGCACAGCTGGATCTTGAAGACCAGCTTTTACGCCAGCCTCAGGTGTCGGTAGCCAAACTTGCAGATGAACAGAAACAATCGCCCTTGGTAAAAGCGGCAATCGCCCGTGCGATGGCGCGTGCCAGTCGCCGTGGCTGATCGGAAACAACATGACAGACAGAAGCATTTTATTGGCGCGCCTCACAGAAGCAGAGGCAGCGCTGCATAAACTCATGGTTGGTAAAGCATCAGTGCAACTCAGCTATCAGGGAGAAAGTGTGACTTTCACCACAGCAGATGAAGGGCGGTTGCGGCTTTATATTGGTGAGCTACGGACTCAGCTGGGGATTGCCAGTGCAGCACGTACCCGCTCGCGCCGTGTGGTGTTTCTATGAGCGAACCGGTTATTCTGGACGCTCACGGCGCTCCAATGCCACCGGAGGTGCGTGTTGCAGCCCGCAGACGTTATGCGATGAATGCGGCAGCTTATAGCGCTGCCGGTTCGGATCATTCGTCTATGGCTGGTTGGCGACCTGGTACATATTCCGGACAAGCTGCGCTCACATTGTCGCGCGATGTTGTTATTGATCGTGTCAATGATGCGGTGCGCAATAACGGTTGGGCATCGGCTGGTGTGTCCCGTCTCGTGGATACAGTGATTGGTTCCGGATGGCGCTTATCCAGTCAACCAAATGCCAGAACTCTGAATTTGAGCGCTGATGAGGCCGATGAGATTGGCGACCAGATCGAGGGGCTATGGTCGGATGTGGCGACCGATCCCGGTAACTGGTTTGATGCAGAACGTACCAAGTCTGTTGCTGGCCTGTTGGGTCTGGCAGCACGACACCGATTTTCTGACGGCGAAGCCTTTGCGGTTTTGCCATATCGGATGGGAGCCAATGGTTATGGTACCTGTGTGCATGTGATTGATCCGGCGCGGATCTCCAATCCGAAAGGGGCGATTGATAGCGAGTTTCTGCGTGATGGTGTTGAGCTTGATGCCTATGGCGCGCCACTGGCTTATCATGTGCGACGCACACATCCCGGCGATATCACCAGACCGATGCATGATATGTTTATCTGGGATCGGGTAGAACGGGAGACTGAATGGGGCAGGCCGACAGCTGTTCATGCTTTTGAGGCCAGTCGTGCCGGTATGACACGCGGTGTCAGCCCTTGGGCATCAGTGTTGCAGCAGCTCAAGCAAGTCTCTGATTACAATGATTATGAGCTGCAGGCAGCATCACTCAATGCGGTAATGGCGGCTTTCATCAAAACGCCGCTGGATATGGATCAGCTGGCTGATAGTTTCAGTGCCGGTGATAGTGGCAAGTCGATTAACGCATTTTTTGATGCGCAGGCAGCGGCACAAGGTGCAGCATATAAGGCTGATCCGATCCGGTTGAAAGGTGCGCAGCTCAATTTCCTCAATCCGGGTGAGGATGTGGTTTTTACCAAATCCGAACATCCGAACGCTGCCTTTGAGGTATTCGTCAATGCAGCACTGCGTAATATCGCGTCATCCATTGGCCTGACCTATGAGCAGCTGACCATGGACTGGTCAAAGGTTAATTATTCCAGTGCGCGTGCGGCACTTCTGGAAATCTGGCGCGGGCTGACTGCACGCAAAACCAGCTTTGCTCATAGCTTTATGCAGCCAATTTATATGGCCTGGCTTGAAGAAGTGTTCGACCAAGGTCGGATCAAACTACCGTCACATGCTGTTTCCTTTGAGGCCAATCCGATCGGATGGGCAAGGGCAGCTTGGATCGGTTCCGGTCGTGGTTGGGTTGATCCGGAGAAAGAAGCGCGTGCCGCGGCTATTCGTTTGGCTACTGGCCTTTCAACGCAGGAATCAGAGTCCGCCGAACAGGGACGCGATTGGAAGGAAGACATGCTGCAACGTGCCCGTGAACAACGGTTTGCAGCCAAGCATGGTGTTACCTCCGGTGAAGTAGCCAGTTCCGGCGTGGTGTCACGCTTTGGAAGTGAGATACCGAAAGATGAACCGGACGAAACCAATAAGGATCAGAGCAAATGACATTTGCAATGCCGGAAATTGCGGCGCGTTTGTTCGATACGCCGCTGATGCTGCATGAGGCCAAAGCCAATATTATCGCTCGCGCTTTCGGACCGCGTGTGCTGGGGCAGAATGTTGCGATGGCAGACACACCGGAAATGGGTGTGTTGTCAGAGAATATGCGGGAACTGCGCGACAGTTGGACGGGCGAGAAAATCTATAGTGGCCCCAAAATGGTTGGCAATGTTGCAGTCATTGAGGTGGAAGGGTCCCTCGTCAATAAGGGCTCATGGGTGGGGAAAACCTCCGGCATGACCTCATATGAGGGGTTGAGTATCCAGATCGCTGATTGTCTTGCCCGTGATGATATCAGGGCTGTTGTCTTTGAGTTTGACAGTTTCGGTGGTGAAGTGGACGGATGTTTCGCCTGTGCCGAGGAGCTTTATGCACTTTCACAAGAAAAGCCGACGATTGCCATTCTCACCGATCATGCGTGTTCTGCCGCCTATCTTCTGGCTGCTGCCTGTCGCCAGATCGTGATCCCTACCACCGGTTATATCGGCTCGATTGGTGTCATCACCATGCATGTCGATGCATCCGGCTGGGCAAAAAATCAGGGGCTTGCAGTTACCATTCTACGTGCCGGTGAAAAAAAAGCCCGTCCCGGCATGTTCGAGACGATGAGCGAGGAAGAATATTCCGAAGCCGTCACTGATCTTGAAGCCATGCGCACCTTATTTGCTGAGACGGTGGCGCGCTACCGTGGTTCACGTCTCTCGGTAGAGGCCGCACTTGCCACGCAAGCGGATACGTTTCGTGGGCAGGCGGCAGTTGATCTTGGTCTTGCCGATGCGGTGGGGCGCCCCAAACAAGTCTTCGAGGCATTTCTTGCCGCGATGAGTGCCTGATCTCTCTCCTATAAAAACTCTCAACATTATCAAAAAGGAACACGCTGATGTCGCTTGCAAGCGCTATCCGCGCGGCTGTTGGTGGCCGCAATACACGCAAACGCCTCGAAGAGGATAAGCCGGAAGAATTGGAAGACGATCTGCAGCCTGATGAGGCTGAGGATGATTCGGAAAATCCCGACGCTGAAACCGATCCTGATCCGGATGCGGAGGAAGATGAACCCGTTGCCGATGATGAAGAAAAGCCCGGCGATTATGCCCGTGGCCGCAAGGCTGAACGTAGTCGCATGTCGGCAATCTTAGGCTCGGCTAAAGCGGAACAGAACCCGTCACTGGCAGCTCATTTGGCGTTCAATACCAATATGTCGGCCAAACAGGCCGTCGCCACATTGGCGGCTTCCGGCTCCTCCCGTGCACTGTCCAGCCTGTCTGGCCTTATGCAGGGTCGTGTACCGGCGCTTGGTAATGGTGGTGCTGCCCCTAAAGCCGGTAGTGCTGATGAGCGCCTGGTGGCACATGCCAAAGCGCGTTCCGCGTCACGTAAACCGCAGCGTTAAGCTCGGTAATTCTGTTCCCTTAACTTTTCAGGAGTGTCGCTATGCGCACTGAAACTTATATTCCCGGCGATTTGCTCGTCGGTGATTTTCCCGTTGCTGTCCGTGTTGTGACTATTGCAGGCGGGCAGGGTGTTCTCAAACGTGGCACAGTGCTGGGTGAGGCCAGTGGCAAATTCCTGGTCTCAGCCTCTGCATCCTCGGATGGTTCTGAAGTGCCAAGCATGGTGCTGGCTATCGATCTCGATACCACTGCCGGTGATGTGATCACGGATGCCTATGCATCAGGTAATTTTGATGCGGCCAAACTGATCTACGGGGCGGGCCATACGGCAGCGAGTGTCGAAAGCGCATGGCGCAAAGCTTCTGCTCCGCTCTTCCTACACAACCTCGCCTGATCCGGCGCTCATTTAAGGAAATCTCAAATGGATTTATTTAGCACAGCCGCGCTGTTGACGGTGATTGAATCCCGCGACCGGCCAACAGCCTTTATCCGCGATACATTCTTCCCGAACGGTTTTCAGTCTGATGCGGAAGAAATCGCCTTTGATAAACTGAAACGCCGCCGCAATGTGGCTCCGTTCGTCTCGCCTTTGGTGCCGGGCAAAGAACGCGCCATTCGTGGCCGCCAGACCTCAACATTTACGCCTGCCTATGTGAAGCCGAAAAACACAGTTCGCCCGGGCGAAGGCTTTCGCCGCCGTCCCGGCGAGCCGCTCAACGGCAATATGTCTGCGGAAGATCGCTACCTGCAGACTGTCACCGACATTCTGGCCGATCAGGATGATGAGGTGACGCGCCGTGAAGAAGTGATGGCGGCAGAGGCACTGCGCACGGGCAAGATTATCGTCAGCGGTGAGGACTATGAAACCCAGATTGTTGATTATAATCGGCCAGCAAATCACACGCTTGCTCTGACCGGTGCGGATCGCTGGGGCGAGGCGGGCGTATCCATCCGCAAATCTATCCGCTCATGGGCGACACGTGTTGCCACCACATCGGGCGGGGCAGCCACAGAAGTGATCCTTGGGGCCGAGGCGGCAGAATTGCTGCAGAGCGATCCTGAAATTCGTGAAATTCTGGATAACCGCCGCCAGATGGGCGGTGAAATGCAATTCGGCCCTGTTGCTGCCGGTTCTGAGGATATGGTGGCGATTTATCTTGGCACTGTCGGGCAGTTCAACTTCTGGCAATATACTCAGCTGTTTGAAGATGATCAGGGAAACAATCTTGAACTGTGGCCAAGTTTCGGCGTTGGTGTGGTTGCTCCAAGCCAGTTCCAGGGCTTTATGGCGCATGGTGCCATTCAGGATGTGGCAGCGCAGATGAGGCCGTTGTCTCGCTTCCCGAAAATGTGGAATGTCGAAGATCCGTCGGCAACCTTCCTGATGACACAGAGTGCGCCACTGCCGGTACCAGGTGATGCGTCTGCATCGCTCTTTGCCATGGTTCGCTAACCACTTAATTTGAGAGGATTAGAAACTATGGCGAAAGTCAAAACTGTGCGGCAGGCCTATGCGGTAACGCTGACCATTGCTGGTAAAGATGTGCCGCCTGGTACCGCAGTCACCCTGCCACAGGAGGAAGCGGATAAAATCGCCGCTTTGTTTGGCACTGTGCCGGAGGATCGATCTCTACCGAAGCTACAGGAAGTGACAAAACCTCCCGCGCCGGTAAAGACTACTGATCTGGATGCGCTGAATGCGGAACTTGAAGCGGCTCAGCTTGTCTATGACAATACCAAGGAAGCGCTTGCAGAGCCGGATGCCGGTGATGAGCAGCTCGCGGCTTTTGAAGCAGCGGAAGAGCGCCTGAATGCTGCGGAAGCGGCATTGGAAAAGGCGGGCGGCGAATGAGCCGTCCTGCCATTTTCTCCGATATGGCCGATGCTTTTGTCTCTGGTCTCGGCAATGTCGAGGCCAGTGTCACTATCAAGGGTAGTCCTGTCCCGTTGACCGGTATTTTGCGAAAAGTTCGGGAGACAGATTTGCTCGACATCGAGGGCATGGGGCTGGAAGGGGTGAGCTATAGCTTTGCAGCTTCCGGCACAGCGCTCGATGGTGTTCGTCAGTCTGATACGATCACGATAATTCGTAGCGATGATGCGCAGGAAATCGGCAAGGTTTTTGTAGTGGCCGGTCACGTCGATGACGGGCGGGCGATGAAACGCCTGCTCTTGCATGAGGATGAATAATCATGGTGCATCTTCGACAAACGATCCTTGATAAGATCAGAGAGCAACTCCAGCCGGTAGCAGCACAATATTCAGGCATTGTCACCCCAATGCGCTCAACGGTAGTGCCCGAGGAGGATTTGCCCTCTTTCGTTGTGCTCTATACCAGTGACCAGACAACACCTGATGGTGTGGTCTATGATGATGTCACCCGCCAAGAGCTGACGCGGCTCAATCACCGCCTGACGGTCAATGTGGTGATACATTTTAAAGGTCGCAAAGATCCGTCTGCAGAGTTTGATCTTTTGGCGGCGGCTGTCGAGAGCGCGTTGCCTCCGACAGATCTGGGCGGACTGGTCATTGATATGATTTTGTCTGCCACGGATCATTTTATAGATGCCGGTACAGCTCAAAGCCTTGGCGCGGGACGCATGGTTTATGATGTGAGCTATCGTACCTTTGCGGGCTATCCCGACAGACAAGCCTGAAAACAGGCCTTTCTTTCCACTTTATTACAACAGGAGTGAAGTCCATGGCTTTAGGTCGTGAGCTTGTGATCAAGCGTCTGATGACGCCGGATGATTTTGTCTCGGTTTGCGTGACAGAATCCCGCTCATTGGAAATCAATAATGAAGAAATCGACATCACCAAGCCAAGTTGCGCAGATCCGGGCAGCAAGCTTTTGTTGCAGCTGATGTATGGTATCCAGCGCATCAATGTTCAGCTTGACGGCGCTTTCGTCAATAATACAGCGTCAAAGGCCATGATCGGTGATGCAGTCAATCAGGTTGTCACGCCTTATCAGGTCGTGGTGCCCGGTGTCGGGACATTCGAAGCTGATTTCCTGATTTCGTTGACATTCTCGGGTGATAAGACCAATGAGCTGCAGTGTCAGGGTCGGATGTCGGCAACCGGCACAGTTGGCTTTACTCCGGTGGTGACACCATGACGGATGCTTTAGCTAATCCTCTGCGTGGTGAAGCTGCCTGTCAGATTGGCAGTACAGATCTTGTTTTGGTGGTTGAATTTGGCCGGTTGGCAACGCTTTGCGAAGTTGCCGGATGTGACACCATGGATCTGCTCTATACGCGGCTCATCGGCTTTCATCCTAAAACAGTGATGGCGGCGCTGCGTGTCCTCACAACACATCCGGATGGTGATCAGGCAGCGCGTGATCTGGCGCACAGAGCCATCGCAGAGCTGAGCGGTGCCGATGAGCAGTCGTTCCGCAAGGCAATCACCAAAGCTCTTTCCGGCCATATCAATGATGGCAAGAAATTGCGTGGTGAAGCCGATCCGCTCAAGCAGCTCGAAAATGCATTTGATGCGGCCACATCGGGAAACGTAGCCAGCCCCTCGTAATCTCAGACCAGATCCGGCAAATGCAGGCACTCGCCACGGGTGCTTTGGGCTGGTCGCCGCAAACCTTCTGGCGATCAACATGGCCGGAGCTGGAAGCGGCTATCGAGGGGCGTACCGGTAAACGCACTAAAGATATTATCACGCCGGAGCGGGCAGCTGAGATTGCCCGTCATCATCCGCCCACCAAGTCTATCAGGTAGGAAAAATCCATGACTCGTAATGACATCATGGCATATATCGGTGCAAACTCCCGTGGCTTCCATGAAGCCATGAACAGGGTGCGCGGCGACACCAAGGCAACCGCCAAGAATGCACAGCGGGAATTTTCCGATCTGTCCGCCGGTCTCAACCGTTCTATGGCTCTGGTCAAGGGCGCGTTGGCCGGTGTGGGTATTGGTCTATCCATTCAGGGTGTAAAACAGGTCATCTCCGATATTGGTAATATCGAAACGGCAGCTAAACGGGCTGGCATGACGATCAAGTCATTCCAGCAGATGAAATATGTCGCTGAAACCAACCGCATTGAAGTGGATGCGATGGCCGATGCCTTTCGTGAGTTAAACCTGCGGGCAAATGAATATGCCCAGACTGGCAAAGGCTCCGGTGCAGAAGCTTTTGCTCAGCTTGGCATGTCGCCGGAGGAGGTCAAAAAACGCCTCAAGGATCCGGCAGATTTCATGTTGGAGATCATTGACCGTACCCGTCGCCTCAAAGACACTGCTGCCGGTATCCGTATCTTTGATGAGATTATGGGCGGTCAGGGTGGTGAGCAGTTTGTGTCTCTGATTGAACAAGGGCGCGATAAGCTGACCGAAACCATTAAGGAGGGTGAGGAGCTCGGTCGTGTCCTCTCCGATGATGTGGTGCAGGCTGCTGCCGATGTTGATCGAAAGTTTCAGGAAATTTCCAATACGGTTTCCGGATCGCTCAAAGGTGCAATCGTTGATGCTTATCAGGCTCTTCAGGTGTTTGTTGCTTCATTTAGCGCCATGGAAGAGCGTAGTTCTGAGGCTTTGCGTGCCAATCAACAGCAATTAGAGACCCGCCGTAAGCAGTTACAGCAGCAGCAGGGTACTCGTGAAGATACGGCGCTAAGCTGGATTGGTAAGGATGCGGCCACTGAAATGGCAGAAGTCGATAAACAGCTCAAAACCATCAACGATGAGCTGGAGCGCCGCAAAAAGCTGACGGCGATCATCGAGACAAATATTCCGCCACCGGTTACGCCTTATATTTTGCCTGAAGATAAAAAGAAAAAGACTGGCGGATCGCGCTCGGTTAAAACTACCGATGCTGAACGTGAGAAAAAAGCGATTGATGATTTGATTGCCTCACTTGAAGAGGAATTGGCGCTTGTCGGGCTGACGGATGAAGCGCGGGATAAAGAAATTGCCCTGCGTAAAGCCGGTGCCAGTGCTACCGATGAGCAGCGCAATCAGATTACAGCACTGATTGAGGCGCGTTATCAGGAGCAAAAAGCGGTCGAGGCCGTTGAAGAGCAGCTTCGCCGCAATGCCGATGCAGCTCTCGATCTGGCTGATATCTCTATGAATATGATTGATACAATCATTGATGGCTCATTCAGCGCAAAAGAAGCATTGGCGGGGCTGCTCCGACAAATGGCGCAAGCTCTGCTTATGGGGCAGGGTCCATTGGCAAACCTGTTTGGGATATCGCCTCAGTCATCTGGTCTCGGCGGTCTGTTTGGAATGATGTTTGGCGGCGCGCGCGCAGCGGGTGGGAGTGTAACACCCGGCAATCTTTATCGCGTCAATGAGAAGGGTGAGGAATTTTTCTCTCCCGGCACTCATGGCCACATTATTCCGCATGACGGTGCAGGCGGTGGCGGTGCATTCTCTTTCGCACCGGTTTATCAAATTGATGCACGAGGGGCAGATCAGGCTGCTGTAGCAAGATTGGAAGCTGGCCTGAATAAGACCAATCAGGAAATGCAAGCGCGGGTTATCCAGACCGTTCGGGAAGCTCAAAGCAAATTTGTAAAATTGGGATAGACTGCTCAGGCTTGGCAATGTCAAGCCTGAACCCGATTTATGATGCAGTAGCTTGTCGCTGATCGCGTTTAGCCTGATTAACGCTCGCTGCTTTTTTCTGCCTGCCACGTTCCATAGGGTTGATGAGGCTTTTTACCTGCTTGTTGGGAATATTACGCATTCCTTCATGGGCGTGACGGGTGTTGAACGGAATTTTGTTGGCTTCAGCATGTTTCTTCAGCTCGAGTGCATGCTGCGCATTTTCAACAAGTTCTTGTTTGGCGGCCATCTGACGGCGGCGCTCAACTTCAGCATTGGTTCGGCGCATCGCCATTGCCAGAACGCTGAGTTTAGTTTTTGAACCATCATCTGCCTTTGATGCAGCACTGCCTTTTGGTGCAGTTTTACCCCTGATTTCTCGTCGTCTTTGGTGCGCTTGAGTTTTAGCTTTTTCGCGCCGCTCACGGAGCAGTTTAACAAGTGAGGTTAGTTCAGCGTCGGGGAGGGATTGAAGTGCTGGATGGCGCGTTTTGTCCACCAATGCAAATTCATCTGCATTTAGCGCGCGTTCTTCTTCTTTGCGGGTGATTGCCACGTTCCTTTACCTCCATACAGTCACAAATATCGAAAACCAACGTCACAGTTTTGAAAAGGTTCCATATTCGTTATGGCTCTTACCTACCCATTGGATATTCTTACTGGTTTCCCTGGATGGTCAACGGAGTTCGATCTGTTGTACAGGCAGGAATATAGCCGGACAGCTGGCGGTACGACGATTGCCAAAGATATGGGGACGCCTCTGTGGAAGGCTTCTTTTCAATCCGTAATATTGCAACCGAATGAGCTTGATATCTGGCGGGCACGTTTAAAAGCGTTGGACGGCAGTTTACAGCAGTTTAGCGGCAGACCTATGAGCCGTTGTTTTCCGATTGCTTATCCGAATGGTGCGGGCATTGGCGATGTAGCTTCGGTGACTATTGAAGGTATTGGGGTAGATAACAAATCTATCGCTCTTCAAGGTATGCCGCTTTGGTTCTCGATAACAATCGGTGATTATTTGCAAATCGGAACACAACTTTATCAGGCATTAGAAAGTGCAGTTGCGAATGCTTCAGGTAAAACCACGCACTTTGAACTACGCCCGCATCTGGCTCCCGGTACTTCTGTTGGCAATGTGGTTACATTCATCAAGCCATCGGTGCCGATGATCATTCTGCCGGGGACACTCTCCACTTCAGCGGAGTTGAGCACAGGGCGCGGCACAATCTCGTTTCAGGCGGTGGAGGCTCGTTAGTTCGTTTTAACTTTTTTAACTGAACGCTTAGAAGTAAGTTTTTTGGGAGTGGCTAGCAAACTTGCTTCGTGAGCAAGGCGTTCATTTTTTAACCGGAGTGTTTTGGCAACTCGTTTTTTATACTCAGTCTCGATTATAGCGATTGCGATTTTGTGCGTGATAGTAGCTTTAGACTCAGAGGCTGAGGGAGAGGTATTCTTAAATGTTTTTTGCATAAGATCTTCTTGGTTTGTATTATTCACATTATGCTCCGTTTTTATTGGTACCGATAGTTTAGGGGCGATGCCTAGATAGCCCCCCGCCAATTCTTTTCAGAATGCTGCCGAGCTTAGTAGCGTCCTTTAATTGCGAGGCTGAACTTTTATGAGCTATTGAAATTTGTTTTTCAGTAGCAACATCTTGATGAAAATGACGTTGTTCTATGATTGCATGTGGAGGCTGTCTCCCTCCAATTGCTTTTAGAATATTACTCATGATATTCCTCCCAGTGTATTTAAAATGAAGATGTAAATGAGAAAAGTCGGAACATGAAATGATCACTTAACCATCTCATTTATCTTCAAATTTTGTATATTAGATTCAATATTATACAGAAAATATGTGATATAATTTATTATAATTATTATATAATATGTAATTGTGTCTTATTTGCAGTGATTGACCGTTTGTTAGGTTTTTGATCGAGTCAGATTTTCTGAGATCAGGAGATACCTGGCCAGTTTGTAATTTTTATCTGCTCATATATGCATCTATCAAAGGCAACGATTGATATGATGGCTCCTTGTATAAGGAAGTGACATCTGGGTAAAATTTGAAGTCAAATGGCTCAGAAAATGTTCGTTTTATGCGCAAGAACAATCTTTAGAGCTGTGTTTATGAGGTTTTATCGAAAAGGTGAAATTCTTATGCCAAAATCCCAGATACTTCTGCTGCATGTTTAAATGCAATCCGCGCACTTTGCGTGCTTCCATGATCATGTGAACACCTAAGGCAGGCTGTTATAGCTTCTCCCATACTATCCAGATCAAAACGCTGCCAATCGGAAAGCATAAAATTCTCCGCATCAGCAATATTACCGATTGAATGTGTGATGCCGTCTGAAATTTTAATAACGACGGCTTCATCCCAATAAATTAAATCCATGAGTTCATACCTCCTATTAAGATAACGCAGAGTTATCCAGAGTGTTCCTGAAGAAGGTGCAGCAATGCGATATATTTCAGCAGCAAATCAACATGCGCTTGAACAGCGTATGCTGGTAGCGCGTGACTTTCTCTGGCTTGTTGCTCGTGACCGGCAGACCGGTGCGCCGGTGACGGAAGGTCTGTGGTCTGACGTAGGGAATATCACGGCAGATGTGGTTAACCCTGATAATGGTATAGCAGAGACGCGGATTTGGTATGGTGCCGGTTCTCTGATTGCTATTGATGATATTCCGCTTGTTGCCAATCTTTCCGTGCAGAATGTCACTATCCGTATGTCACAGGTGCATGAGGAAGTTGAGCGGATTGTCCGTGATTATGATTGCCGTCAGGCGCGGGTAGAGGTCTATCGTGGTCTGTTCAATCCGGAAACACGGTTGATGGTTGCTCCGGCAGAATGCCGGTTTGTTGGCTTTGTCGATAAGATTGAACTGAAAACACCGTCTGAGAATGAGGATGGTGCAGTCACTATGACCTGTGCCAGTCACACACAGGAATTTACCCGCTCCAATACTGAGACGCGAAGCCATGCCTCACAGATGCTGCGCGATCCGAACGACACCTTTTACAAGGATGCGGCCACGGTTGAAGAATGGGAAGTGTTCTGGGGTTCCGAAAAGGGCAAGGTGCCAACACAGAAGAAGCGCAAAAAGTTTTTGGGGATTTTCTGATGATCCGACATGCCATCGCTTCTGATAAAATCTCCTGCTTGCGCTTGCTGCGTGAAAGTCATGAGGCTGCGGGCTTCACTTCTCCATTCAGTGCAGCCCATGCCTCAGCTTTGTTCGATTATCACTATGCAAGTCCGCAGGCTGGTCTTCTGGTTTTAGGTGATAAACCGGCGGGGCTGTTGATGGCAGGGTGGTTTGAGCATCCGTTCGGTTTTGGCCGTTATGCCAAAGAAACCGTTTGGTGGATAACACCAAGTGTTCGAGGGAGATGGGCGAACAAGATGCTTGATGCCTATGAAGCATGGGCAAGAGAGCAGGGCTGCGTGGCTGCTGGCATGGCCTCACTCGCTACCAATGATGTTTCCCGCCTCTATAAGAGACGTGGTTATGCACCGGTCGAAACACACTTTCTTAAAGTCCTCTGAGACGTAGTTACCAAAGAGATTATTCATGGCAATTTTTACCGGTATCGCATCTGCGATAGGCGGCCTGATGGCCTCTACCTTTTTGTCAGGGGCTGTCGGCAGCTTTTTGCTTAAAGCCGCCGTTGGTATCGGCCTCAATCTGCTTGCGCAATCCATTGCAGGCAAGCCGCAGGAACCGGTGTTCGCTATCAATGGCAGCCTGCAAGCCGGTGGTGACCTGCCGCGATCCTTCCTGATCGGGAGAACGTCAACAGCCGGTTCTCTGGTCTGGGTTAACACATGGGGGCATGACGGCGATACACCAAACGCTTATCTGACACAGGTTATTGCACTGTCTGACCTGCCGGTCGCTGGCTTGCGGGAGGTTTGGGTCAACGGTCAAAAAGTGACCCTTGATTACAATACGCCGGATATGTCGTGGGGTTGGCAGGTAAAAGAATATCGCAACGATGGTGATAATCTTTGGGTCAAATTCTATGATGGTACCCAGACTGTAGCTGATAGTTTTCTGGTCAATACCTGCTCCAATCAGAACCGCCAATGGGATGTGAATCGTGTCGGTCGTGGTGTGGCCTATGCCATTGTGACAGCGCGTGTCAGTAAGCAGATGTTCTCCGGTATTCCGAATTTCAAATTCGAGCTGGATGGATTCAAATTCTACGATCCGTCAAAAGATAGCACGACTGGCGGGAACGGTTCACATCGGTGGTCTGATCCGTCCACATGGGGTGGCGATGGCGATCATCTGCCAGCCGTACAGGAATATAACCTTCTGCGTGGCCTGCGCTGGAATAATCAGTGGTTTTATGGTGTGCAGGGCATGTCTGCTGCACGCCTTCCAGCTGACAGCTGGATCAAGGCCATCAATAAGTGCCGTGCGCCAATCTATGGGGCAAATGGCTTAGAGCCGACCTATCGGGCAGGTGGTGAGATCACTATTGATGCGCCTCTCGCAAATGCACTTGAGGCATTAAATACCTCCTGTCAGGGGCGTATCGCGGAAGTCGGCGGTTTCTATCAGATGTTTCTGGGCAGCCCCGATACGCCGGTCATTCATTTCACCGATGACGATATTCTCTCGACCGATGAGCAGACATTCACCCCGTTCTTCGGTCTGTCGGATACGATCAATGGTGTTTCGGCAACTTATCCGTCCTTCACTGACGGTTGGGTGATGAAGTCCGCGCCATCCTTATTCCGTACTGATCTGGAAGCCTTGCACGGCAACCGGCGCCTGATGGCTAAAGTTGAACTGAACTTTGTGCCATATGCGGAGCAGGTGCAGCGGCTTATGAAGTCGGCTCTTGAAGAGGGGCAGCGGGCGCGGCGGCACACACTGGTCATTCCACCAAAGTTTTGGGCTTATGCCGTGCCTGGCGTTACATGGGCATGGACTTCCAAGCGCAACGGTTATGTCAATAAGCTGATGCGGATTGACGGCTCGGTAGACCGTGCCAATCTTGATGTGTTGGCCGATATGACTGAGGTTGACCCGTCAGACTATGATTGGGAAAGCAGCACTGATTATCGTCCGCCGGTTGACGGGGCGGTCGGTGCTATGCGTCCGCTGCCGACACCGATCTTCGATTTTGCTGTTACACCAGATATTGCGCAAGACAGTAACGGCAATAATCGCCGTTGTGGCATTCGATTGGTCTGGGATGGTGAAGTGACCGGCGTTGATACGGTTATGTTTGAGGTGCGTCTCAAATCATCGCTGGCTGAAATCTATAAAGGCCGAACTGAAGATGTAGAGCGCGGGGTGCTATTGATTGCTCCAGGCATTCTTTTGCCGAATATGCTCTATGAAGTCCGCGCACGTTATTCATCCTATGATGGCAGTACGCCCTTTGTCTGGTCTGATTGGATTGAGGTGCGCACCGCGGATATCCGTTTCGGTCCACTTGATATTTACGCGATCAATATTGAACAACTCAATAAGGACATCAGCGATGTTCTGAAAGGTTTGGGAGAGACGGATCGGTATGTTCAGGAGGAGTTGGATCGTATTGGTGCGCTAGCAGCTGAGCAGGAGGCTGGCAATGCCGGTATGTTCAAACTGCTACGTGAGGAAGCGGCGGTAACTGCGGGTAATCTAAAGGCAGGTTACACAAGGCTCGTTTCCGTTTCCATCGGTCCCGGCAGTGCAATTGCTTCCCGTATCGAAAAGCTGGAGGCAAAAGTTGATGAGGATATTGCTCAGGCTGTTAGCCAACTGACAACGCGTATCAATACAGTTGGCGATACAGTTAAGGCTCAGGCTGAAGCAATTACCCTGCTCACTGCTGATGTTGGCAACTTCTCCGCTAATGGGCTGATACGCATTACCAGTGAAGCGACAAGTGGCAGTGCTTTGTCTCGGATTGCCTTTAGCAGCTATGTGGAAGCTATGGGGCAGACTGCACAGGCAGCGATGTGGCTGGAAGCCTTCACAGGTAATGGTGGTCAATTGCTCAGCCAGATCATCATGAATGCTGATCGTTGGATCGTAACTAATGGTGTGAACAGCATGTCGCCGATGACATTCATCAATGGTGAACTGACCCTGATGTTGGCAAAAATCAACGAAATCATCTCAGGTCTGATCCGCTCACCTGACAGCAAATTCGTCATTAATCTTGATGAGGGTTTTTTGAAGGTGTCTGACTGATGAGTACAAGACTGCACTTAACAAAAAATCATCTGGTGGTTTCAAAACAGGGATTTGACGCGGATAATCCATCATTGGCAGAGGGTGATAAGCTCTTTGATAGTGATTGGTTATTCTCCAGCACGATTGTGGAAGTCGGTCTGCATATTGATCAGTCCAGTTATAAAATGAATCCACCGCCGCAAAATTTGACCCGTTGGGATGAGCAAACGGATTGGTCTGCGCCGCAGATTATCAACTTTCAGCCATTGGATTATGTTCCGACAGTGTTGCTAATCAGCCTGTCTGATCCTCGGTATTGGGGCAATCATGGCATGGTATTGTTGGGCGCTCAGCCTCTCATCAATCGACCAAGTGATTATTGGCGCACGGGCGAAATAACCGTCACCAATAGTCGCATAACAATCCCGCGAATTCGCAACCCTTCTGGTTATTATCGGGAGAGCTTTATTTATCTGGTGATGGGGATATGACATGGATGAAAATATCCTTATCGGCAAAAACGGTAAACAGCATGGCATCTGGGTAGCCAAGCAGGGCAAAACCGTCCAGCAGGGCGGCCAGATGCTGATGTCATCTGTCCAAGACATGCTGAAAATCCATGCGCAAGGCTCTGTTCCATCATTCGGCTACAATGAATCGCAAGGCTTATGGCGACATCAAATTGAAGTCCCGTTTCAGGAGCTTCCGTTTATTCCGCTGGCATTCATGGGCTTTAAATCTTCCGCTGCTGAGCCGTTTCAATTCCCGCCTGATCTGAGCGGTATTGTGGCTACGCAATCATTTGGCGGGAATATTGGCTTGGTAAACTTCATGCCTGTTGTTGGCATCTCTCATAACAAGCTGACTTTTAGGGGCTGGGTGCCTCAATATGAATGCCGGTTCAATTATACCGTCTTTTTAGTCAAGCTACGTGAGAAGTTCTGATGGCGGGGCGGGTACTATTCCAGCGTGGTGCCAACTTTAAATTCCGCATTTCCAAACCCGGAAAGGACGTTGACAGCACTGATCTTTTTGACTTTGTGCTGCATGAGGGGATCGGCACTGTTGCCCCATACGTAACAGGCTCGGTTCAGGTGCCAGCAAATAGTAATGTGCTCATTCCATTCGGACGCACTTATCAGCAGCCGGCACTGATTATGCTTAAACCCTCCGATGGTGTTGTCGCGTTTCTATCGCAATTTGAAGCCCGTATTCAAAGCGATATGGCTTCAATGAGGATTTACAACAAAACCGGCACAACGCGCTATGTCACCTATTACGTCTATTGGAATTCGATAGGCGGTTGACTTTCCTTACTTCACTCACAGCAATCACCCGCTTTGTGCGGGAAGGAGAACGCATGTCTGCAACACAGACCAATATCACTCCACCAATACAAATTCACCCGCTGGCTGAACTGCATGAAACGGCGTTTCAGCTTGGCATTATCCGTCAGCGTAATCTGATTTTGGCTTCAGAAAATCTAATGATGAAAGAACGCATTCAAGTTCTGGAAGCGGAAAACAAAGAACTGATTGCAGAGCGTAAGGAAGGGGCAGATTAATGGCTATTCGTCCCGACTGGATGACCGGCACGCTTAATCTCGTTGCCGGAACACCTGACTTCACCACAACAGGCTCGGCATTGCAGACCGCAGCCATTCAGGCCGGTGATGCGATTATCACCGCAACAGGCTATGTGCTCATTATTGCTGAAATCACTGGGCAGAACAGCGGTCGGTTATTTGATAATTGCCCTGTGGCAGCTGCCGGTGACGGGCAACCCTTGCGGGTTCGCTATCAGCCGGATGGTAGCCGCATGCAGGCTGCAGTTCGAATGGTCAGAGAGCTTCTGACAACCGGTAATCTTGAAGCATTTGCTGCGCTCGTTGGTGAAGAAGATGCAGTACCGGTCTTTGTTGGGCCAGGTGTTATGAAACTGGTGCCGAAATCAGAATTCGGACCCGATGATACCAAAGGCAATCTGGCCACTCTCGCTGCATTGGAGAATATTGCAAATCTCACAGAGCTTGCAGCGATTGCGAAAGCCAATGATCAGTTCATCATCATGGGGGCGGACGGCACAATTACGCTGAAGTCAATCAAGAGCATGACTGATGCGATAGCCGAATATGCGACTGCAATTGACGAAAAGTATACACTACCGGCAGGCGGTACTGAGGATCAACTGATTGACGGCGCGGGTGCGCTTACTGCGAAGTCTGATCTACCAATTTCACAGGCAACGCAAAGTGCGTTGGACAGCAAAGCAAATGCATCGGCAACGCAAAGTGCGTTGGATAGCAAAGCAAATGCAGCGGCAACGCAAAATGCACTTAATGGAAAGGCAAGTTTGTCAGGTGCTGACTTTACCGGAGCTGTAAGCGCAATCAGCACCACTATTTCCGTTAAGGGAAGTATTCCGGCGTATTACTTACAGTCCTCTGCAGCAGCATACGCATATACAATGTCCGCAAATATATCCGATACGGTGTACGGGAGTTGGCGCGTTCAAGCTGGCTTCAAAGGAGCCGTCCTTTTGGAGTGCTTCGGTTCTGATGGCCGAGTTCACATACCCGGGGCGCTGTCAAAAGGCAGCGGCACCTTCCTGATTGATCATCCTCGTGATCCGGCGAATAAAAACCTCCGTCACGGCTTTGTTGAAGCTCCGGAGTACGTGAATATTTATCGTGGCGTTGTCCGTCTTGTTAATGGCAAGGCAGCTGTCAATATCGATGACTATTTCGGAATGATGCCAGGTACTTTCTCGGCATTGAATGCCGATATCATGATTTCCTCAACGCAAAATCAGGAAGGTGGAACAGTCGTTTGGCCTGATGGCAAGATGGCGGGCGGCATATTGAATATCACCTGTGCTGATGAAGCCTGCAATGATGAAATCGCTTGGATGGTTACAGGGCGGCGAAAAGATGCTTTCGTCCTTAACCTAGACCCGAATTGTGAGCGCGGCACTGGTCGTTTCATTCCTGAATTTGATAAAGAGGATTAATCTATGAATACTTTGACAGTGCTTGACCAAAGTCGTGTGGGTAAAAAAGGATTCCCCATGCACTCGGCAGCGTTTCCAGAGATAGCGCTGCCTACCAAGGAAATACCGGCCAGTGAAGCCACGCCGGAACAGGCTGTTGATCCAAAGCAGGCACTGATGCTCTACGCTGCAGATAAACGCTGGCAGAAAGAAACGGGCGGGTTTGAATTTAACGGCCTGCACATTGCTACCGATGACCGTTCAAAGATCATGATTGCCGGTGCGCGTGAAGCGGCGAAGGGCAATCCAGATTTTACAACGCCTTGGGCGACATCAACTGGCGAGATTGCATTGTTGGATGCAGCAAAAATCATTGCAATCTCTGATGCAGTCGGAGCGCATGTAAACAACGTCTTCGGCATTTACGCGCAGGTGCTGCCGCTAATTCTGGATGGCACAATAACCGATCAAACTCATATCGACACTGCTTTTGCCTGACCGGCAATAATCGCTACCGCCTGAAAGTCAGGCACAATCACAGGAAAATTCAGATGGATAAAACCGTGCCAGCTGGCGCGGCGATCCTGCTTGACTTCATTCGTAAGACTGAAGTCGGGCGGACTGATCGCGCGTCGTATGATGTTATCTATGGTCACAGTCAGGATAAACTGCCGAAACCAATCACCTCGATGACAATCGGTGAACTGGTTGATGCGCAGGCCAGTTTTACCAAGCGGTTCAAATCATCGGCCTCTGGTGGTTATCAGTTCATGCGCAAGACCCTGCAGGATTTGTCGCGCGAGCTGCGTCTGAACGGGCGGCAGATGTTTGATCCGGATTTACAAGACCGCCTCGGCTATCACTTGCTAAAGCGCCGTGGCTATGAAGAGTTTATGGCTGGTACAATCTCCATAACAGAGTTTGCCAAACATCTGGCAATGGAATGGGCTTCGTTTCCGGTGCTTGCCGCGACGAAAGGGGCGCACGGACAGCTCAAGCGCGGCCAGTCATATTATGATGGGGATGCCCTCAATAAGGCTTTGGTAACACCGGAAGGCATTGAGGCGGTGTTGCATAAGGCAAAAGCTGCAGGCAACGGTTTGCCCGTACCGGTGCCTGAAAAGTCGGAAACGGAAACGCAACCACCTGAACCTGAGAAAGTAAAGCCGGTTTCTCATACAAAACGCTTTTGGACATGGCTGACAGCTGCGGCGCTTCCAGCTCTTGGATTGTTAGATTGGCGGGTACAGCTGGCTTCCGTGGTTGTGGTGAGCGGTATCGCGGTTTACGCGATTTATTCCATGCCGTCTGTGAAATCCAAAGTCGAAAAATTGTTTGAGGCGCTCTGATGCTTGGGCAGCTCAAAATAATACTCGTTGTGCTGGCCGTGGGCGCTGTAGCGCTCACGGGTGCTGTTCAGCTGGGTAAATACAAAGAGCGGCAGTGTGGGGCAATTCAGCAGCTACAGAGTGATATCCGCGCTGAGCGGGAGAGGGTGAAAGATGATGCGAAAACGCGCAATCTATCGGACTATGATTTCTGTGTTCAGTCTCTTCGCCGTCGCGGGGTGCAGTCAGCAGACTGTGAACAGCTGCGCAGGTTGGCGCAAGAATGAGCTTTCATCCGCCGGTTTGATAGCACTAACCAAGGCCGACCGACCGGCTGCTGAACGGGTGGAAGGTAATGATGAGCACGGGAAAAGGGCGGGATGCTGGTGATGAAAGATCAGGTTCTTGAGCGCGCAACCACGGCAATAGCGACTGGGGCAATGACCAATCCACTATGGCTACCACATCTTGAGAAAGTGCTCTCAATCGGTTTGTCCAGTTTGGGGATTGTGTGGTTACTGGTGCAGATATTTTATAAGATCAAGAATGGAAGGTAATTGTTTCAAGTCAGTAATTTCATAGACTGACTTACGCAAAGTGATTAAGATGCGGTTGTGTTATCTTTAATTTATTAAATAATTAACAAAACAGGTTCGTTACTGTGTTATAATTATTCCAGTAGGTTAGCTTAAATTTGCAAATCAATAATTCTAAATTTTCTCGGCCGTATTAAGGTAATAAAGACTTTTATTTGAAGAATAATTTAAGCGAGTTTCGAAAAGAAGATAATATTATCACAGGTGTATTTAAGATAGATCGTCGGATTTGAGCGACGGTACAAAGGCTTCATCATTCCTGAATAATTTAGCTTATCATTTAACACGCAATCCAACAGTTCCCTTGTATTTGTAGTTGTAGCCAAATTTTTTCAAACTGGTGTTCACAGAGCTTTCGCCATAGAATCAGTATTTGTAAACACTCCAATTGTATGAATCGCCAACTCTAATGCAGCCCAAAGGGTTTCTTGTTTATTGGTAAAGCTAACGCCGCTTACAGCTACTTTTGTTCCATTGAGGAACTCACTATAAAGATTAGCACTACCGTAAACATAGCTTCTGCTCATCAGGTCTTGATCGTTTAACCAAGACTTTTGGTAGTCTGCACTAATGCCAAGACGACCTTCCAGGGTGTTAGAACGTTAGTTTGATAAGTGACCATCGTACATGTCTGTAAAACCATCAAACCGAACTTTGGAATAGACCATCTGCGATTTAGGGATATCAGACCAGTTAGATAGGTTTCCTAAGCCATCGAAAGCCTCTCACCGCTCGTCCAGCGACGGCGGCGCTCTGGACTGCAAAAATTTCAATATGAGAACCTTAATTAAGGCTAAGAAAATATCTGAATAATTCGGTGGGTATTATATCACATCACATGACATGACATGCACTATCCATTGGATTATTCATTGCAGCTGTATATGTGAAAAGAACGCCGGACAGCTTCTCAACTGTTTCTTCCTCGCAACTTTTGTATATATATCAGGTGTTCTGATTTGTCGGTGTGCGGGGCAATTTTAGTTATTTCTTATCTGCGATTGTTGCCAGTCGGTTCGGCAATTATTCTAGGTGGTAAGAGCAGTATAGCGTTAAGAGCAGTAAAAGTTTGTGGAGATTATAACAATGATAGTAATAATTGTTTCAGGTATAGTAAAATGAATTATGAAAATGTTGCTGTAATAGTGCCTTGCTATAATGAAGAGCAAACTATATCTCAGGTTGTTGAAGATGCACGTAAGTTCTTACCTGGAGCAAAAATTTACGTATACGACAATAATTCAACAGATTCCACGAAGATTGTAGCTGCAAAAGCTGGCGCAATAGTTCGCTCAGAAACGCGCCAAGGAAAAGGATTTGCAATAAGAAAATCCTTTATCGATACTAAGGAAGATTACCTCATTATGATTGATGGTGATGACACATATGATCTTTCTTATGCGCCTAAAGCCTTAAACTATGCTATAGAGAACCAATTAGATTTTCTCAATTTGAAACGAGTAGCAACTGGCACTGCTGCTTATCGACGTGGACATGTTCTTGGTAATAAAGTACTTACAGGTGCGATTGGTATTCTATTTGGGCGTCAAATTGATGATATGCTCTCTGGGTATAAAGTACTTTCTAAGCGGTTTGTTAAATCATTTCCTGCATCGTCTTCTGGGTTTGAAATTGAAACTGAGCTTCTTGTTCATGCGCTGGAGTTGGGAATTCCTCTAGGTGAGCTAGAAACGCTTTACAAAGAAAGGCCGGAAGGTTCTTTTAGCAAGCTTTCAACTTATAAGGATGGTGCTCGAATTGGCTTTACCATTATGCGTCTTTGTCAGATGGAAAGGCCAATACTTTTTTTTAGTGTTTTTTCTGCGTTCTTTGCGATTCTTAGCCTAATCATAGGTGGTGGAGTAGTTGCTGAATATTTTCAGACGGGTTTTGTGCAACGCTTTCCCTCTGCATTTCTTGCTGGTTTCCTAGGAATGACATCTATAGTTTTAATGGGGGTCGGTCTTACATTAGACCTTGTTCAAAGAACACGATCTGATCTCAAAAAGATCGCTTTCTTGGCAATTGGTCACTAA